TCAACCTATACCTCCCCGATGCAGTCCGAAACGATGCTGGACAGTCCATTTAAGACCCGACCTAATCCGAGTCAATGACAGACAAGCCTAAAAAGCGCAAAGCCCTGCGAGGGGCAACCAAGCCACGGCTTCACAGTCCACTTCTCAAGGGCGAAAACAAGCTGCAAGATGTTAAAGACCTGTGCGAGATCGTCCAGATGCCGCTTATGCCATGGCAGGAATTCGTGTTGAAGGACATGCTTACGATTGACAAAAAAGGCATGTGGATTCGAAAGACAAACCTCATTTTAGTGGCTCGGCAGAACGGTAAAACACATCTAGCGCGTATGCTGATCCTTGCTCATTTGATTAAGTGGAATACCAATGTTTTGATTATGTCATCGAACCGTTCGATGGCTTTAGACACCTTCAGACAAGTAACTAGCCTATTGGAGACAAATGACCACCTCAAAGGATTCGTTAAACAAATCAGGCACGCAAATGGCACTGAGTCAATTGAGATGCTCTCTGGAGCACGCCTCGATGTTGTTGCAGCAACTAGAGACGGCTCACGAGGTCGCTCGGTTAACGGGCTCCTCTACATCGATGAGTTACGAGAAATCAGTGAAGAAGGATACCGAGCTGCTACTCCTACAACTAGAGCTCACCCAAATAGTCAGACGCTTCTTACCTCTAATGCAGGAGACGCTTTCAGCACTGTACTCAACGACCTACGAGAAAGAGCTATCGATTACCCACCGAAGTCTTTTGGATTCTATGAGTACTCAGCTCCACAATACTGCAAGATAGACGATCGCAATGCATGGGCTTTGGCTAACCCCTCTTTGGGATACACGATTACAGAGGATGCGATTGAGGAAGCGATTGCTACTTCACCGATTGAAAACACGCGTACGGAAACTCTTTGCCAATGGATTGACTCCCTAAGTAGCCCGTGGCCTCATGGCATTCTTGAGGAAACATCTGACTCCGAGCTTGAGATGGCAGTCGGTGCTTATACAGTATTCGGCTTTGATGTTAGTCCGAGTCGTAGAAACGGCTCACTCGTTGCCGGTCAATTACTCCCTGACGGGCGTATCGGTATCGGGATTCTAGAGACTTACAGCTCTCAAGTTGCTATCGATGAGCTGAAGATGGCTGCTAGTATAAAGGCATGGTGTGACATCTATAAGCCGCGGCTAGTGTGCTTTGACAAGTACGCCACCCAGACTATTGCAGATCGCTTGTCTAATGCTGGAGTTGTCGTAGAGGATGTCTCTGGTCAGCAGTTCTACAAAGCATGTGGTGACTTACTTGAAGGCTTAGTCAATCATCGAGTAGTTCACAATGGGCAAGCCGAGTTTATTCAGCAAATGAATAACTGCGCAGCTAAAGTTAATGACTCAGCGTGGCGTATCATCAAGCGTAAATCAGCGGGCGATATTTCAGCCAGTATTGGCGTAGCAATGACAGTAAGTAAGCTAATGATTCCTCAGCCTAAGCCACAGATTTACGGTTAGACACGCCCTAGCATGTTGTCTAATTACTTGACAAATGCTACACTTTATGACTATGGGTCTATTCCGCAAAACTGAAGCAATCTCTGAAGATAAGCGTTCATCGCTTTTAGCGCAATACGCCCCTCAAATTATGGGCGAAAACTTAAACTCGCTTTACAACTATGTGCTTCCACGAGTCAATCGTAATGAAGCTATGTCAGTCCCAAGTGTTGCCAGATGCCGCAATTTACTATCTGGTGTTATCGGTGGATTGCCACTTAACTTGTATCGCAAGTCCACAGGTGAAGAACTTGGCAATCCAATCTGGGTAGATCAACCGGCAATCAATCAGCCACGCTCTGTCACAATGGCATGGACTGTAGATAGTTTAATGATGTACGGCGTGGCTTATTGGCAAGTCACGGAAGTTTATGCTGAAGATGGCAGACCATCACGCTTCAAGTGGATACCAAATGTCAAGGTTACATTTACGACTGATATTTATGGATTAGAAGTCACTCAGTATTACATCGAGGCTGAAGCTGTGCCAATGTCAGGACTTGGATCACTTGTAACATTCCAAGCATTTGATGAAGGTATCTTAGAGCGCGGATCTGAGACTATCAGAGCTGCAATCGATCTACGCAAAGCCGCAGTAATAGCAGCAGCAACTCCAATGCCATCTGGAGTCTTACGCAACAATGGTGCAGACTTAGATCCTAAAGAGATTGCTGGATTACTTGCTGCATGGAAGAACGCAAGATTAAATCGTACTACTGCTTACTTGACATCGACATTGGAATACCAACCAACATCATTCTCACCTAAAGACATGATGTATGACGAGGCACAGCAATTCCTAGCAACAGAAATTGCTCGTCTATGCAACATCCCTGCTTACATGGTATCGGCAGAAGCTAATAACTCTATGACTTATGCAAATGTCCTAGATGAGCGCAAGCAATTCTATTCTCTTAGCCTTGCACCTTATGTCTGTGCGATTGAAGATCGCTTGTCAATGGATGACATCACAGCTCGCGGTAATGCTGTTCGATTTGACCTTGACTCATCATTCCTAGCAACAGAACCAATGGAACGCTTGCTAGTAATTGAAAAGATGTTGTCTCTGGGCTTGATTACAGTTGAACAAGCTATGGAGATGGAAAACTTAACACCCAACGGAAATGAAGGAATAGCCTAATGGAAAACCAAGTAATCACCTTCACGGCAGGACTCATTGCCAATGTTGAGGAACGCTTAATCTCAGGCAAGATCGTGCCAGCAGGTACAGGCGAAGTAGGTAACACTTCAGCAGGTAAGGTCGTATTCGAGAAGGGCGCAATCGCACTTCCAGAAGATCCTAAAACTGTCAAGTTACTCAATCAGCATGACACACGCCAGCCACTAGGCAAGGCAACTCAGTTTAATGAGCAAGAAGATGGCATCTATGCATCTTTCAAGGTATCACGATCTAATCGCGGTACAGAGGCTCTTATCCTTGCAGAAGAAGGCTTACAGTCTGGTCTGTCTGTAGGCGTAGAAGTAATTAAGTCAAAGCAGAAAGGAAATGTTATGTTCGTTTCCGCTGCTAAATTGCTAGAGGTTTCATTGGTAACAGAGCCAGCATTTAAGTCTGCTCAGGTTATCGATGTAGCGGCTGAGGAAACTCCAGAGGTCGTAGAAGAAGAAATCACACCAACAGAAAGCGAGACAGCTGTGGAGAATACTCCAGAGACAGTTGCAGCACCAGCAGTAGAAGCAGCAGCGGTTGAAGCTGCTCGCCCAACTGTAGTGACAGCAACTACATTCGTGCGCGAGCGCGTAGCACCAATCACTTCAGCACAATACCTAGAAGCAAACATCAAGGCTGCTCTAGGTGATGACGAGGCTCGCCGCGTAATTCGCGCAGCAGATGACTCAACATCAACAAACACAGGTCTTACACTTGCACCACACCTAAACACATTCCTTACTGACACATTCACAGGACGCCCTGCATTTGAGGCAGTAACACGCTCTGCACTGTTGCCAGAAGGCATGTCATTTACAGTTCCACGCCTTTACACAAACGCATCATCTGCTAACACTGCTCCAACAGTTGCAGACACAAACGAAGGTTCAGCACCATCTGAGACAGGTATGACATCTGCTTATGACACAGTAACAGTTGAGAAGTTCTCAGGTCTCAACCGAGTTTCATTTGAGCTCATCGACCGCAGCCAGCCGGCCTTCATGGAGCTTCTAATGACAGAACTTCGCAAGGCTTACGAGAAGGCAACAGATAACGCAATGATCGCAGCTTGGACTGCTAACGGCACACAGGCAACTGGAGTAGCAGCAACAGCAGCAGGACTACAGTCATTCATCTCAACAGAAGCAGCAGCAGCCTACAAGGGAACAGGTGGCGATTACGCTAACAAGCTAGTTGCATCTACTGATCAATGGGCTTCAATCATGAGCTATGTCGATGGATCACAACGCCCTCTATACGCAGTCGCATCTCCACAATTCAACGCTTCAGGTCAGGCAATTCCTACATCTGTTCGCGGAAATGTATTGGGAACAGATCTCATCGTAGATCACAACATCTCAGTCTCAGGCATTGTCGATGAGTCAGCGTTCCTAGTAGCACCTAACTCTGTGTATGCATGGGAGTCACCAACAACACAGCTTCGTGTCAATGTTTTGACAACTGGTGAAGTAGAAATCAACCTTTACGGATATCTAGCAATCTATGTTGCTAAATCAGGTAAGGGCGTGCGCCGCTTTAATTACACAGCACCATAAGAAGCAACTAAGTACACTCTAGGGGGTCAGTAGCCCTCTGATCCCCTAGAGTCTTTAGAAAGGAAATCATGGCACTTACTACAGTCGCAGAGCTTCGATCAACCCTCGGAGTCGGTACACTGTACCCAGATGCCACCTTGCAGGAAGTCTGCGATGCAGCAGATGCAGTATTGCTTCCAATGCTCTGGACTAACTCAGAGATCGTTGTTTCACACAGCTCTGTCGTAGGGTCTGGCACTTTATACTTTAATAACAAATTAGAAAATGTCTTTTATGTAGGGCAGACAGTAACAATCGCAGGATGCGGATCAGTATTCAACGGCAGCAAAGTTCTCACAGCTGTTGGTGAAGATTCCATCACCATGAATACTAGCCACGCCACGATTAAGCCCAAGCATCCTGTGCAACCTTTTGGGTTAGTAACAGCAACAAATTACACAGACTGGACAACTGACATGGCAGTCCAGCAAGCAGCTTTGATGATCGCTGTTGAAATCTGGCAAGCGCGTACAGCCACCCTTTCAGGCAGTAACGCAGTCGAT